GTGTTCGGCAGCGTGTATGTGCGAGTTGTGCCAGTTGTAATGCCAGACAACTGAAACTGCGCTTGTTTTGTAGGATCTAAATTGTCTTGCAACGTAAACAACGTATCCAGTAAGGTGACGGTGTTGGTGCTGTCTAAGGTTTTGTTTTGTAATGTTTCAGTGCCTGTAAGCGTTACGTAAGAGCCAGCAGGTTGTTTGCCGTTAAATGTGTTCCAGTCAGTGCTGGTTAAATATCCATCAACGGAAGTAGTTGCCGCTGGCATACTGATGTCGGGTGCAGTGCCGCCACTAGACACGGCAGGCGATGTAGCTGTTACCGCAGTGACAGTGCCCTGTGATGCCGTTGGCAACAGATTGAGTGCCTCAAGTTGCTTTTGCATTTCAGCAATCTGGGACAACAGCGCAGACGATTGATCTACAAGGCCAGCAGACTCGATCTGTTTCGCCAGCTCAACACTCAGATCGACAGGCAGCGGTTGCGTATCGACGTTCTGCGCCAGCGCCTGCAATGCGGCATCGTAAGACGCAAGTAATGACTCAGGGCTTGGCCCCAGATCAACCGTATCGTAAACCGTAGTGGCAGCATTCAGCAACGACAAAAAGAACATGTACCATGAACGGTCAATCAGCCCAGTGCGCGGGTCAACCAGCGGCACCCGAGGGGGCGTGATTGGGGTTGGCGTTGCGTTAGGGCTAGGCATTCGTCGGGCTTAAGATGAGTTCCGCGCCCATGATGGCGATCTTCACTGGATCAGTGCCCGACACCTCGTACACACGGTCGCGCAGCTTGAGCGTCATGCCCAGACGCCGCCAGAACACACGCTTGTAGTATTGCCCGATCTTGCCCATCGACGCCCAGTGTTCGTTAGACCATGTGGAACCGCCGTCATCTGACCAGCGCAACATGACTTGAGGGTCATCGCCTTGACCCAAGTTCAAGCCCACGCCAGATTCACAATCGAGCTGCATTCCGTGCTGCGCTGTGCGCTTCAGATTGTTTTGGCCCGTAGGCAGCGCACGCCACGACCGCAGCCATTTCTGGATGCTGCCGTTGTCGCTGAAATCGTCCAAGTCGAACGCATACACGTTACCGTTCTCAAAGTCGCCAATGACAATCTTGCCATTGAACGCCATCTGGCAGTTGCCGCGATGCCGGGTAAACGCGCCGTTGACAAAGCCTGCACGCTCGTGCCATGCTTGGGTTGCCAAGTCGTACACCCAAGTGGTGTTGGCACTGGGGAAAACCAGTACATAGAAACTGTGACCGTCCTGCTGGTACGTGTACGCGATGGCGTCGGTCATGTCAGCGTATTGCTGGATTTGCCACTCAACAGCGTGTGTCGAGATGCGCTGGCCGGTGTAGCCGTTGGCCTTGTAGACGATGCCTTGTCCACGGCGGTCACGACCTAGCCAGAACAGCCCGTTGTCCATCTTGGCTACCGAGTACGGCGCAGCACATCCCAGCTCGTTAAAGGCACCCTGGATGCGCTGCAACGGGAAGTCTGTAGCGCCAGTGTCGTACCAGACCTCAATCGAGTTTGTGCCAAAGGCCCAGACTTCGCGGAAGTTGGACGACACGGCCACCAAGCCGTCAGGAGAACCTTCGGTGCTGACAAACTCCAGCGGGTCAATAGATGTGCCGTCCAGCAGCGAGGTCACCCACATCTTCTGGCTATTTGGCTCATTGAACACGAAGTAGCCGTCCAGATAGCAGACAGTTACAGCGCCGGGAAAGTCAGGATCGGTGATCTGACCAAAGGCGTTGGTCGTGTTGTTGTAGATGTAGCTGGGGCCGTTGGCCGCGATGAACAACTGAGTGCCGTTGTCGGCCAAGCTGACCGGGCCTGCGCCCCCAACTGTGCCGATCAGGGTAGACACAAAGGCAGCATTGATCTTGTACAGCTCAGTGCCTGAGATCACAAAGGCCACATCGTCGTCAGCAGCAAATGCCCAGACGCCGCGAATCGGACCAGTGCCAATGGTCGCCAACAGTCTTAAGCCTGGCGCACGGTTCAGAAACGCCGGTTCTTTGCCTGCTTCCGGTACGATTTCCGGGAACAAGTTGATCATCCGGGCATCCGCAGCGTTGACACTGCGGGCCACGTAAGCGCTGCCCAGAATCGGCGTCTTCATTAGTATGATCCTGCATAAATATTGAAGCGCTGGCGCGTTGCCACGATGGCATATGGCATCGACATCACATCGTCAGGGTTGTTGATGCGCTTCAGATCGCGCTTGCTGGTCATGGCGATGCGCTGCACCTGTGGGCTTGGCTCAACGCCGAACTCAGGCGCGAACTCCATCGCCAGGTTGTACGTGAACGCACGCAGATAACCCGGTGGGTAATACATGACCGTAGACAGATCGACTGGTTTGTCCAGCTCTTGCACCGACACAAAGTGCCACTCAAGGTCACGGGTAGGCCGTGGGTAGATTGTCATCGTGACATCGGGGAAACCCATGTTCACGAAGCAAACCTGCGGGTACGTAGACGATACGGTCTTGACCGCGATGCCGTCGTACTGCTGCTGATTGATGAACTTAATGCCAAACGACACGTTTGTGCCGGGGTCACGGTAGTAGGTGGCGTCATCCAGCAACACGGGGCGCAGGCCCACGAAGTCACCCGATGGGCCAAGCGTGCGGGAAATCAAACCCGCAGGCCATGTGAAAACTTGGTCTTGTGTGCAAAAGACAGCCAGACGCTCGGTACTCCACGAGTCGATCATCTGGTTCAACGCCATCAGGGCGTCTTGTGAAGCTGCGGCAGATGGCGTCTCACCTTCGGCCAAAACGCCAAGCAGACGAAGTGCCCGGTTAATTTGTTCGCCAGCGGTGTACGTTGCCATGCTCAGACCTCTTTGCGGTTGTATTTGCGTTTCACCCCGAGTGTATTTACAGCGGGGACCGCTTCTTCGCTGGACGAAGGCGTATCTGGATTATAGCGAATCCAGCCATGTTTTTCATCATGTTCTGCTTCAGCTTCAATAGACGCAATTTTGCGCCCGTGAATGGGGTGTTCGAGGTAGATGTTCATACTGAAAAAGGGGGCCGAAGCCCCCGTTTAGGTTTAGCCGATCAACCAAGCCGCGCCGTTACAGAAGACGGGGACGACATAAGTGCCGCCTCCAACAACCGTAGCGCCGATGCCAGCAGTGTATGCGGCATTTGAGTTGCTCACAGCAGCGCGTGTTCCTGCCAGGGCAGTAGACGCAGCAGGCAATTGAGCAACTGTGTACAGCGTGTATTGAGCGCTGTCAAGTGCGGGGTCAGCGTAAGCAACGCCGACTGCTTTTGTATTTGCCATGATGGTTCCTTTAGAAACAGGGGCCGAAGCCCCCGTTTAATTTAGGCAATGCGGTAAGCAGTCCAAGCACCGTCGCCTGTTTTACGCGCGCGGAACTGAGCAGAAGTAGCTTCTGCCACGATGGCGTTACCAACGATTGTCCAGCCAGTGCCAACAACCAAAGTCACATCATCGGTAGTAGCGTCTGCGTTGATGACGATAAAGTCAAAAGCTGCGTTCACTTTTTGAGCGCTGGAGATTTCAGCTTCCAGCAATGCCACTGTAGGCAATGTCAAATTGCCAGCGGTGCCATTGAACACAAACAAGCCAGATGCCAACTGAGCAGCCGTGGCGGTTGCCGCAGCAGCTACTGCCGTGGGGGCACTTTGCATAAACAGTTGAGCTTCGGAGGCATTGCCATCACCGAGTTGATAACCACCTGCACCATTAGGGAGAGCCATGATAATTTCCTTTGAAAAGTTTTAAAAAACGGGGCCGAAGCCCCATTCAATTTAGCCCCAGATACGGCAAGCCATCTGTGGACGGATGGTGCTGAAACCGTACAGCACGTCAATACGGCAAGGCAAGCGATCGTTGTTGATGTCGTACTGACGAACAACGCGCAAGCTGATACCGTTGTGAACTGCGCGAGCAGCCATGTCAACGCCTTGTGGCAACAGCAAGTCGGCTGTAGCGAAGGTGATGGCATCCTTGTGGTAGACCAAGTTCTGTGCGTAAGCAGTAGAAGCAGCGCCGATGAAGGTCACGGTGGCGTTGATCAAAGGCAAGGTGCTGACGGTAGCCAGTGCTTGTGTAGCCGAGTACATCGGAGCCACAGTCACAGACCAAGTACCAGCCACAGCAGTAGCGTCAGCCAAAGCGACGAACTGGAACAACGAACCAGTGGTTTCACGGGTTTGTGGGTTCACAGCGAAAACGCTGCTGATTGTGAACACATCGCCAGCTTTAATGACGGTGGTCACAGATGCTTGCGACAGGCTCAAAGTCGAAGCGCCTTCGGAAGTAACCGAAGCAGCAACGATAGTGGCAGCAGAAGCGTCACGCGAACCAGTGGTGAACTGTTTGATCGACTGAGACATGTTGATCTCGTCAAAGCCCAACACGCCAGTGCCCATCATGCCGTTGCGGAACTGCTTGGAGATGGTGTCGGTG